GTTGCTCCCAATACCTTGTGAAGCTCCAGGGGTCAAAAAGTTATTTGCTTTAGATTCTATCGCCAAAACTTTGGTAGTTACTATTGTATTTAAAGGGCCGCTTACATCTGCTTTTACAACTAATGTGTCCCCTTTCTTTGTTTTTACTTGATTATCACCCTCAAGCCTAATCCACACTGAATTGGTAGAGTCATCATCAAATGCAATTACTGAATATATTGTTTCATAAGTATCTTCCGCTCTTTTTACTACAAATTTATATTTGCTTGCCCAACTTGGCGGACTCATTGTAGTAGGTATTGTAACCTTTAAGCTGTTTGCTGTTATCGAGCTTGAGGGCTGTACATAAATTGTGTTATTTTGAGAAGTTAAAGCTGTGGTGCTTCTCAAGTATTCATCCATGTATACTATCCCTACATCATAATTTCTGTTGCTATGTAGGCTTTTTCTATTTCCATTTGAAGAGTAATCAGATTGAGCAGTTGTAAATTCATAGTATCCAAACATATCCGGGTTTGGTGATCCTGGCGCATCAAATTCAGCCGCAACTAACTGTAAGCTTACTGATGAGCTACCTGGACTGGTTGTGATTTTTATACCTTCGTCTCTATTATCTATGCCGGAAAATGTGTGTAGGTGTGGCGCTTGATCTTCAATAGCGCAGTTTAAAATATCTGTAAACGTAGTGCCCGTACATGGACTTATTCCTGTGCCGGGAAATGACCCCGACACACCTGAGCTCACTTGCTGAGCCACAAAAGTTCCATTAAAAAAATCGTATATACTATTGTAGTTTTGATTTAGGGTGATTGTAAAAGTAATTTCAGTAACTGCCTGTGAAGCGGTTATAGGAGGCGAACCTCCTCCTGGGGCAGTAAATTGATTTGATTTAAATATAAACTGAAAACCTATTTGTGAATCTTGTTTTAATAAATCCGGGCTATCAATATCCGTATAATCAAATGTAACAACAGAATTACTTATTGTTTTACCAACATCTATAGTGTAAACGCCTGATGATAAGACCCCTGTAAATTCATTTAGATTAATTAACTCTCTATTTAATGCAACGGTATAATTCAGCTGGCTATTTACATTGTATCCATCAACATAATTACCGTACATCAATCTATTAGCCATAATCGTTTGTGACTTAGCTGTTCTAGGAACATTGTCAAATAGTCTTGTTAGTTGATTGTCGGCTAATGCAGTATATATTTGGTTGTGTCTAAAACTTTGTGTTCTAGTTATATTATTAGACCACCCTAAAATACCTTTGTTAAATTTTTCAATGACATATACACCTGGTTGGTTTGCATACTTAAATAGTAAATCTATTTCTTTAACTAATTTACTTCCTGTATTGAATGAAATTTCAGCTGTATTAAAAACATTCTCCATCCCTGAATTAGATAAATCACTGGTATTTAAACTAAAAAAATCAGGAACAAAAGCAATGTCGCTAAATTGAGATATAGCCGAATATTCGTTATCCAAGTATTGATACCTGTAAGCAAAACTAATTATGTTTTTTTTAAGAAAATTTTCTTCTTGGCCTGACTGTAAAAGATTTACAGTAGGAGCGTTCATTGGGGGCGCTTTGATAACATTTAATTCTGCGGCTGTAATCTGATCTACATTTAATACAGTTGGAGGTAGGTAAGTTCTTTCTACATTAATACATCTAGGGGGATTGATATTGTCTGTAAAAAATAGCAGGTTGTCAATTTTATTTACTGAGTTTATTAAATACTGTGGATCAAAATTTAATACACTTGTAGATACCACATGATATATTAAGTTGCGATTTATTACATTGTATGAAACAATCATGTCAGCTTTCCCTGCTGGTAATATACTTAGTGTTTTGTCTACCGAGTGAACAAACCAGTAAATCGTGTTGTTTACTCCATCCTCTAAGGTTCCAATGCATTTTGTATCCGTAATCAGAGGATCTAAGTTTACTCCATTATATGTAAGAGTGGCTAATAAAGAATTTCCTTTAGAGTTTTCTACAGAACCTATTTCTGTGTCTTCAGTAGATCCAAGTCTTACATTCTGAGCATCCACATATTCTCCCGGTGGAAGTAATCTTTCATCGACCGATTTATTCATTCGGCCTTTAATAAAATTAGTTTGTATTACTGTCATTTAATCCACTTTGATTGACCTCTAAGATTCATTAAAAGCCTACCTGGATGTATGTCGCTTAGGCGAATTTTTGCATTTCTTAGAAGAGCTGATTTGTCTTTTCTCACTCTATTAACTATATACTCTTGTACTCCTAGCTTTGAATTTAATATAGCGTATTTAATATATGCATATATATAGTCTTCAAATAATTTGTTAACGCTCACGGAACTATCGTCTCCGTTTTCCATTCCATCAGAAACATATTCTAACACACATAGTTGATTAGCCATACCTGAACTAAAGTTAATTACACCCGCTTTTTTATCTATTCTATACGTTGGATTTATGTTTGCCGTCTCAGTATTTAATCCAAACCTTGCTCCAATTCTGTAGTTGAAATACCAGCATCCATCAACGCAGAATCCTTCTCTTCCATTATAAGGCCCATGACCTAGGTAGATTGATCTTTTTGTACCAGCTATTCTCTCTCTATCTACTGTAGAAAATTCAGCCTGCAAGATATTTCCATTTACATCAAATAATATATCACAATTATTATCCTGCAGATAACTTGTAGCTGAATTAATCTGTATATTTTCACTTAATGGGTAAAGCATTCCATCTTTAAACATAGATATTCTTACGTAGTTTACAAAATCTGGTGGTAAAACAAAACGCAATTGATCACTAACATCTAGCTCTAAAACTTTAACTTCTTTGAATGCATCATAGTTTAATTCCTGGATAGCTCGCTTTGCGTAAAACAAAACCTGATATCTAGTAACATTATTAATAAGCTGGAGATTGTCATTGTATATAAGCATAAAGTTATTTACAACATCTTCCAATGAAACATATTGATAGCTACCCCAGTTTTGATTTGTAGGAGCGGTTCCTGAATTTTCATAATATTGATAACCTGTTAAGTATGCCATAATCTTATTGTGTGGTTTCTGTTAATCTATCTTCTGATTCTAATGATTGCCCGAACTTAGCTACATCTCCCTCTCTTATTGATACCCCTGCGTATTGTAATATTTTATTTACTAGGCCATTCATGTCAGAAGTCGGTAATTCAAAATCCTGGTAGTCTGCCGCAGACGCATAAAACACCGGTTCGCCTCCAGATAAAGTTGTAAATGTCCACTTAGGGGCTAATGGATACCTGACATATTGCGCATGTATATCCGCTGCTCCAGTGATAGTCGTAGGGTAAACGGTAACTGTATTCCCTAGTGCCGTTCCAGTTGCACTATCTAATACATATGCTGGGAACATAGTAGTAGGAGCAGCAATATTAGAATTGGTTAGATAAAATATTTTATTTTGTGTAACTCTTTCTACTTCTCTTATATGAGTGTTTGAGTAAATAACATAATTTTTTCCTGCAGTGCTTAAAATATCTTCACTTAAACGAATTTGTTTGTTGCTTCCAACTATTGTAACAAAAGCTTGTGTTTTGTCTGTCGTGTTAACCACTAGGTTTCCAACCTGAACTGTACTTTCAAAAGTCTGATCAATATCTGTAAGATCAAATGAACTTCCAGAAGTGTCTGAAACCCCTGACGTTAGTACGTTTGAGTAATAAAATATTTTATCTACTAAATAGTAATCACTAGGTAATGTGTAGGTGTTGGCGTTAGCTTGAGTTAAAAATGTGTTGACAGAAAAACTATCTATAACTTCAATAATACCCTTGGTAATATTTGCATATCCAGTTCCGGATTTACGCATTACCTCAGCATTTAGTTGATTGTTATATAAATAGAAATAATCCTCGAATATATCAAGTTGCGCTTGCTCTGCAAATAAATTAAAATCACTAGGGGAAATATATCCGTAGTTGTTTTTATTTATTACAGCCATGACTGCATTTCGTACTTCGTTTATCATCGTATCACGTGTTTATACAAAGATACATAAAAAAAAGACGATTTGATTTATTCGAGGATATACTCCTTTATTTGTCTAACATTTTCTTTAACAACTTGTAGGATTCTACTCCTTCATCTGTTTGAAAATAAGAAGCTACAATATAAGACGGCTCTTCTCCGTGAGGAACAGTAAGCATTTTAGTTTTGTTTTTCTTTAAATTAAAATACACGTCTCTATTTTTATTTCTCATTTGCAATAAAGTGGCACTAAAAAATCTTACCACCTCATCTTGTAGACCAACCATAGGGTCATTGATAAGGTCTAAAAATTCTTGGGGGTCTCTTCTAGCAAACACCATTATATCTCTTTTAAGCTCAGCTGTTGTCATTTTATCAGCTCGAACCCCTAATATAACCCTAGAAATACTTTCAAGCTTAGAAAGGCTTAAATCACGTGCAGCGACTTGCGCCTCTAATTCAAAGTTCATAGCTTCCATAGCTACATTGGCATCTTGCTCGTTGTTTACTTCAAAAAATATATTACCATTACCTGGATGTAGTTTTAAAAATTCTTGGAGTATTTGGTTTTGTCTTGGTACCCTTAGCATTCCTTCTTCAAATATAATAGGTTCTAAAATAGCATTACCATCTTGCTCGTCTTCAAAAATTGATTTTTGATTTCTAGCATATCTTAACGCTCTGTTTAAACCTGTTTCTTCATCGAAGAAAAGTAAAGCTTGTCTTTTTGTATGTTTAGTTGACAGCATATAGGAAAGTGGTGCTGCGTCTCTTCTGAGTCTGTATACTTTATCTTCGTATACTTTTTTTTCTTTTTTCATTTGATTTAATTTAAAATTTATATAAAATATCAAGGGGGTGGTATCCACCCCCCGATATTATTAAACTACTTATTATGCATTTTGGAATAAGAAGAAGTTGTTTGCACCTAAAGTACAAAGCGCTCTTTCTGATAAGAAGTTAACCTGCATTACATCAGTACCTGTAGTAGCAGCGCCACCAGCAGAACCCGTAATCCATGTCTTATATCTTCTATCTTCAGTTTCAGAAGCTCTATATCTTACATGCAAGAATGGTCTCTTAGCGTTCTTACCTAAGATTTGATCATATACTGAAGTAGATCCAGCAGGTACAAGTACCCCGTTCACTTTTCCTCCAACAATATCACCTCTCATAGTAGGATCGTTAAGGTATTTCCAATCTGTTTTGTAGAAGTCATAACCTCTTCTGAATCCAGAGAATCCTAAATTCAATGCCATTTCTTCATCGTTATCAAATAAACCATAAGAACTACCACCTGCACCGTATGAATTTTGTGCAGCTAACATATCATCAATGTCAAAAGAAAATTCTCTATTAACAAATAATACATTTTCCTCGATAGCACCTTGCTTATCTAATCTCTGAATAATAGCGTCAAAGTCTGCTAAAGCCGCTGGAATTCCACCGCCCCAAACATTTCCTCTTTGACCTAAAACATAGAACAATCCTTCAGATCCTTTATTACCTGTACCTGATGATACACCAGCCGCAATAGCTGCCACACCTGATCCTGCTTCTGCTGGAACTGCTTCCACCATTGCTGTCTCTAGGTAATCTTCGAATCTTAATCTTGTTTCATGCTCTGATTTTAAATACCATAGGTATCCTGAAGCTCCATTTTCAGTAGTTACTTCAATCCATCCAATTTGCGCCATATCAGAACCAGATACTTCGTAAAGATCTTTAATGATAATTGGGCTATTGCTGAAGATCACGTCATCAGCTTCTAAT